CTGCGGAGTTCACATTCACATCGGCGCAGCGGGACACACACCGCAGAGCCTGCGAAACCTCGCAAACCTGATGGCAAGCCACGAAACGCTGATCGCCGAAGCAATCAAGGTTGACAGCAGCCGCATGAACCGCTACTGCAGAACGGTAAACCCGAATTTCCTGCAGCAGCTCAACAAGAAGAAGCCCACCACGATGGCGCAGCTTGCAGACATCTGGTACGGCGCACAGGGATGCGACTACGGCAGAACCCACCACTACAACGACAGCCGCTACCATATGCTGAACCTCCATGCCACCTTTACCAAGGGTACGGTCGAGTTCCGGCTCTTCCAATTCGATGAGCCGACGGCAGAGCGCAGGGGCGGCATCCACGCAGGACAACTTAAGAGCTACATCCAGCTTTGCCTGGCCTTAAGCCAGATGGCAAAGGATGTGCGCACCGCAAGCCCCAAGCCTCAGCAGAACGAGAACCCCAAATACGCCATGCGCACCTGGCTCCTCCGCCTGGGCTTCATCGGTGGGGAGTTTGCAACGGCCAGGGATTTCCTGACCCGCAACCTGACCGGGGACACAGCCTTCCGGCACGGTAGAGCAGCCGCTTGAAGGAACCGCAGGAGTTAGCCTCCTGCCACCTTACCCCTGACCGCTTCGGCGGTCTTAAGGTGGTAGAAGGGTAACCCCTTCGGAAAGGATGGATACCATGAAAGAAAAAAGATACTACATTGCTTACGGCAGCAACCTGAATGTCGGGCAGATGCGGATGCGCTGTCCCCACGCCACGATCCTCGGCACGTCCAACCTGAAGGGCTGGGAACTGCTATTTAAGGGAAGCAAGACCGGCTCCTACCTGACCATCGAGGAATGCGAAGGCAGCATGGTTCCCGTGGTGATCTGGGAGGTGACAGCTGCGGATGAAGCCGCCCTCGACCGCTACGAGGGATTCCCCAATTTCTACTACAAGAAGGACATCCGGCTCCAGTACAAGGGAATCCGGACAGGCAGGCGCAGAACGGTGACGGCTTTCGCCTACATCATGCATGAGGAGCGCCCCATCGGCATCCCCACCAACTTTTACATGAGGACCTGCCTGGAGGGGTACGACACCTTTTACTTCGACAAGAACATTCTGATCGACGCCTACGAAAAATGCAGGGAGGTATGCGGCTATGAAGGATAACATCATAAGGACGGCGGTCTGCCCGCTTTGCGGCAGGACTTATCATGGCGCTCCGGCGCTTTCCAGGGAGGACAACAAGACCCTCATCTGCCCAGACTGTGGGACAAGGCAGGCGCTCCGGTCAATCGGCGTGGACACCGCCGAGCAGGAACAGATCATCGAGACGATTCACCGCCATATGGAAAGCCGGGAGCGTTGAAAAATTCACAATTTTGCTGTATAATAAAGTAATCTTGGTGGGGACAAATCGGAATTTGTCAAATGGGAAAGTGAGAATTAACTATGGATATATATAATGCAGGAAGCAGGGTAATGAACACTTACATCTATCATACGGTAAATGGATATATTATGATTGATACAGGATATGAACACAGTATGAAAAACGTAGAGAAAAGAGCTAATAAGCAAGGTATAGCATTTTCTGAAATTAAATATATCTTTTTAACTCATGCTCACGATGACCATGCAGGTTTCTTAAACGAACTATTATCGAAATACCCCGAATTAAAGGTTATCATAAGTCACCTTGCTATGCCCACGCTATTAAGAGGACAAAATTCATTTGTTGGTGGTTGTAGCAGTTTGATTGCATTGATATTCTGTAAGTTCATGAGGATTGTCGGCCATGGTAATCATCTCTTCCCTGCAATCGACAAAAAATATATTAATAGGTTTATAGAAATAACCCCTCAAAATTTAACAGAATTGGAGAATATATTACAAGGAAAGATTTTATTTACACCAGGACATACTTGTGATTCCATTTCTCTTAAATTAGGTGATATTATTTTTTGTGGAGATGCTGCGATGAATGGTATACCGAGTCTAAGAAAAATCACGATATGGATTGAGGATAAAAATGCTTTTCGAAATTCATGGAATATACTGATTGACGAAAAAGCAAATTGGATTTATCCTGCACATGGAAAACCATTTAGACCAGATAATTTGAAAAAAAACATAAATTACATACGCAAAATAAAGCTTTATAAATTAAAATGATTTGTGCAAATCCCAGTTTGTCAACCTGTATTTTTAAGCATCGGTTAGAAATAGCCGGTGCTATTTTTATGCCATTTTGGAGGTGGTGTCCATGCGGAAGCTGAAAAAATACAAGCCCACCAGGTTTATGGCGAAGACCTCGCACTACGATAAGGACGCCGCCGATTATGCGGTGATGTTCATCGAGTCCCTCTGCCATACCAAAGGCACCTGGGCGGGAAAGCCCTTTGAACTGATCGACTGGCAGGAGCAGATTATCCGCGATATTTTTGGCATCTTGAAGCCGAATGGGTATCGCCAGTTTAACTCGGCCTACATTGAAATCCCCAAAAAACAGGGAAAATCAGAACTTGCGGCAGCTGTCGCCCTGCTTTTGACCTGCGGGGATTTTGAGCATGGCGGTGAGGTATACGGCTGCGCATCTGATCGGCAGCAAGCGTCCATCGTGTTTGACGTGGCGGTCGACATGGTGGAACAGTGCCCCGCGCTCAAAAGCCGGATTAAGCCCATGCTGTCGCAGAAGCGGCTGGTATATAAGCCGCTTGGCAGCTTTTATCAGGTTCTGAGTGCTGAGGCCTATACGAAGCATGGACTGAACGTCCATGGCGTGGTTTTTGATGAATTGCACGCCCAGCCGAACAGGAATTTATACGACGTGATGCTGCACGGGTCCGGCGACGCGCGAAAGCAGCCGCTTTTCTTTCTAATTACAACGGCGGGCACCGACCGCCATTCCATCTGCTGGGAGGTACATCAGAAGGCCGAGGATGTTTTGCAGGGCCGCAAGGTGGACCCGACCTTTTATCCGGTCATTTACAGCGCGCCGGACAACGCGGACTGGACAAAAGAAATCTTATGGAAAAAGGTCAACCCATCCCTCGGGATCACCGTGGATATTGAAAAACTGCGGGTGGCCTTTGAAAACGCTCGCCAGAATCCTGCCGAGGAAAACCTATTCCGGCAGCTCCGCTTGAACCAATGGGTCAAGCAATCGGTACGCTGGATGCCAATGGAAAAGTGGGATAAATGCGCGTTCCCCATCGATGCGGACAGCCTACGCGGACGCATCTGCTATGGAGGCCTCGACCTGTCCAGCACCACCGATATCACGGCCTTTGTTCTGGTTTTCCCTCCGCTGGATGAAAACGACAAATATCAAATACTGCCTTTCTTCTGGATTCCGGAGGATAACCTCGACCTGCGGGTGCGGCGCGATCATGTGCCATATGACATTTGGGAACGGCAGGGCTATTTAAAGACCACGGAGGGCAACGTGGTGCATTATGGCTTCATCGAGAGCTTTATTGAGGAGCTTGGGGTGAAGTACAACATTAAGGAAATCGCTTTCGACCGCTGGGGTGCCGTGCAGATGGTGCAGAACCTTGAAGGTTTAGGCTTCACCGTCGTGCCGTTCGGTCAGGGCTTTAAAGATATGTCGCCCCCGACGAAGGAACTCATGAAACTTACGCTGGAAGAAAAAATTGCTCACGGCGGGCATCCCGCGCTTCGGTGGATGATGGACAACATCTTCATCAAGACGGATCCGGCAGGTAACGTGAAACCGGATAAAGAGAAATCCACGGAAAAAATCGACGGCGCGGTGGCGACCATCATGGCGCTGGACCGTGCGCTGCGGCATGGCGGCGACGGTGATGGCGCTTCAATTTACGATGAGAGGGGGTTGTTGATTTTATGAGCGTGTTTTCCCGATTGTTCCGGTCTCGAGATAAACCGAAGAACCGGCTTGGCAGTGCAGTCAGTTTTTTGTTCGGCGGCACGACCAGCGGCAAGTCCGTGAACGAACGGACGGCCATGCAGACCACGGCAGTATATGCCTGCGTCCGGATATTGGCCGAGGCAATCGCGGGGCTGCCGCTCCATATTTACCAATACAAAGCGGATGGCGGTAAGGAGAAGGTTATCAGCCATCCGCTTTACTATTTGCTCCACGACGAGCCGAATCCCGAGATGACTT